GCCCTAGCCACTGGGGTTTTACTGGGCGTGGGGGCCGGAGTTTCCGGGATGGGCCGGTTGGGTAGCCGGACCAGCCCCGGAGGGGTGGGGAGGGGCTCCAGCTTGAGGCCGAGGGCCTTGCAGGACTGGAGTAGAGCACTATAGTCAGAACCCTCGTACTGGAGCCCCGTGGTGTTCCGGTACAGGAGCTTGAGCTCCGTGTCCGTGAACACACTATACGTCCGGCTGGACGTCGCTTCCCCGATTACGATAGCTTCGGGCGCAACCTCATCGACAGCCTTGGCCCACACCACCCGGTACTCGCCAAGGCCGATGAAAGTCATGGTTTTACGGTTGATTGCCACGTTCATGGGTGGTTCCCTGTCATAGTAGTTCGGTAAGGGCCAATGGGTGTCGCCATACACCTCCCCGGTAGGGTCGGCAGGATGGCGACCCCGGGTTACGAGGTCGCGCATGTTAGCCTCCTATTACTTGGTGGTACCTTTCTTNGCCGTTAGCCACTGCTGGTACTGGGTGCGGGCGGTGTAGAAAGCGATACCGCGGCGCACGCACTCAGCAATCACCTCCTTGCGGCGGACCTGCGGGTTANCGGCGAACATCTCGTCAGCGATGNGCCAAACGGCTTTCGTCGGACGCGCAATGTCGGACTTGCGCTTGATCTCCAGCTTGACTTCGAGGGCTTCCCCTACGCTGGCGTCTTCGGCCACTTCAATCGGCTGGAAGCCGAACTGGCCGTNGACCTCGATGATCTCGTACTGGCCCTTTTCGAAGCCAGCCTGCTTAGCAGCACGGTGAGCGGAGGATTTAATGGCGTAGAGTTTCATGATGTTGCTCCTGTCCTGGTTAATGATCGGGGGACCCGTTCCCCCTGACCTTGAAGAGATTATAAGGGGCCCCGGATCTGGGGTCAACAGGTTGAGCGCCCGGGAGCGATTGAATGTTTGAATCGAAAAACGCCTTTTTAGAGGCAAAAAGAAGCCCCGTCGGGGCGGGGCAAATGGGGACAGGAGCTAATTGGTGGCTGGCCGGTGAGCGGACTTCCACTTCTGGTACTGGGTGGCGGCGGTGCTCCACTTGACTCCGGCCCGGACGCAGGCCTCGATGATATCCCGACGCGGGTGGCCCGCCAGTTCGTCACAGATGCGCCGGACGATAGCCACAGGTCCAGGGCTTTCCTGGTGTTTGTCGCCTCCCCGGTCGGCAAAACAGTCCTTGGCGACTTCCTGAATTACGGCCTCTTTGGCTTCGCTGAGGTTNTTGAATTGGCGGNCGGTATCGCCGGTCAGCTTGGCGTAGATATCCGTCAGTTCCTTTGTGAACAGCTCCCGTTGCTTCGAGCCTGCCAGCTTCGGGTCACTGGAGACGGGGAGCAGCTCAACNACGTGGTCGTTTGTGAGATCGATCATNGCGTAAATCATGGTGCTCTCCTGTCATCGTGGGGTTAAAGAACGTGTGAGCCTCCCACCCACGTTTTAATCCTAGACCNCCCCACGACTCCANTCAAGCGGAATTTAGATCAGAACGGAATTTCCCCTAACCACTCAGGGCACCCAACCACCACTACGGTGAGCGGGGGCCTGGTGGAGAAGGTGGTGCACAGCTCCTCCTTTTTATCCCAGTATTCACAGTTGAGGCAGGTGGTCCAGTTCTGGGAGCGGATGATCTGCTCCTGGAACTCAATTCGTTGCTGCTGGTGCTTCTGTTCCGTATTCATAGCTCATAACCTCCGGGTGCTTCTTGTTAATCCAGACTCTTATGTGAGTCGGGGTGCGGAGTTCGCCAAGGCGCTGGAAAGCTTCAGCGATAGTCTCGGGAGGCTGGGTACCTGGCGCACGATTACGCCACCAGTCCCGAGCCTTCTTGCGGGCGAAGCCTTCATGCTCGAGGCAGACCCATTCGTCGAACTTACGCAGCCCGCAGTAGTAGCTGACCCGGATACTGGGCGGGCGCCCCTCCTTGCGGTGCTCATTATAGACCACGCGGTCCACTCGGAACAGCTCCACCTGTGGGAGCTCCTGTTCGCCTCGGATTAAAGCCTCGGTCCCGGCGCGGGGGCTAAACTTAACGGGCCGCGGGAAGGTGAAGCCGCACTCCGGACAATGGGTCAGGCTGGCATGGCAATAGATGCCGCAGTTCTCGCAGATGCGGACCGGGGCCATGCCCCCACCCCCGCCCTTGCGCTTCGGTATGACCGGGTCATTGATTGGGCCGAGACGGCGGGTGTTGCCGGCGAAGTCCAGCACAAGGCAGTTGCGCTTCGGGCTGTTGACGATAGCGGCTAGCCGGCCCTCGGTAGTCTCCAAGTCAAAACCGGGAGCGTAGAGTGGACGGGTGCCTCGTCCGAGCATCTGAACCCACAGTCCCGGCGATTGGGTCGGGCGAAGCATGACGATCAGGTCGATGGCCGGGAAGTCGAAGCCTGTGGTCAGAATACCGTTGTTAACCATGGCCCGATACTTGCCAGCCTTGTAGTCCGCTAGTCGTTGGTCCCGCTCCCCGTTATTCATTTTAGAATGGACGCAGGTGGCAGGGACCCCGAGGCTTTCTAGCATAGCGGCAACATGGATGGCATGCTCCACTCCAGAAGCGAAGACCAGCCAGTGCTGGCGGTCATGGCCCAGCTCTAGGGTTTCCAGCAGGGCGGCACGGGTCACCTCGTCTCGGTCCACTGCCTCCTGCAGCTGCTTGAGGTTGTACTCGCCCTGCTGGATCTTGACCCCTTCCACATCCAGCTCAGTGCGGGTAGGCCGCGGGACCAGCGGGCAAAGGTAGCCTTCGGCCAGGAACCAGTTGAAGGCTTCGAGGGTCGTCATGTCAACGCAAACGTCGGTGAAGAGTCCGCCCTCCTCAGTCAGAAGACCCTGCCCCATCCGGTAGTGTGTAGCGGTGAACCCGATCACCTTGAGGTACGGGTTGACCTTCTTGAGGCCGTCGATGAATGTCCGATACATGGTATCCGCCTTCGGAGAAACCAGATGGCATTCGTCAATCAGCAGGAGGTCAACATGACCGAAGGCCTCCACAGACTTGATAGCGGTGGCTATCCCAGCATAGATGATGGGGTAGCGGGTGTCCCGGCGCCCAAGCCCCGCGGAAAAGATGCCAGCGGGGGCCGTCGGCCAGATGGCCAGAAGCTTCTTGAAGTTTTGCTCGATGAGCTCCTTGACGTGGGTCAGCTTTATAATCCGCTGGCCAGGGTAGCGNTGGAAAACCCGCTGGATAAAACCGCCAATAACCACAGACTTGCCGGTGCCGGTAGGCATAGCAACGATCGGGTTGCCTTCTCCGCCTTCTTCGAAGTAGCGAAAGATGGACTCGATTGCATAGTCTTGGTAGTCACGGAACTTCATTCTATTGCTTGGACTTGATCAATGGGTGGAGCTGGTAATCGTCGCAGCCACGGAGCTGGGCCTCTTTGGTCAGTTCCCACTGGTCATCATGGTATCCCTGTTCTTTGAGTACCTCGATTACCTTCGGATTTCTACACACCCACTTGCCCCCATCAATGGGAGCAGACCAGCGACATGTCCGGCAGTTTTTCTCGGGCATGGCAGCTCCGTGGCAGACTGGGGAGAAGGTGCAGAACTTGCACTTGTACCAGCCCGGGCTGTTGTTGATCCGGGGCGGTGGTTCTACGGCATCGATGATCATGGCCGAGCGTTCCTGGAACCGGTCATAGGTCGCTTGATCAAAGGCGACCAGCTCGGCGTAGAGCTCGTCATCGTTCTTGTTAACGGCCATGTAAAGCGCCCAGCGGAACCCGTTCTTGCCCATGTATATCTGCATCTGGACATAATGCTCAAACTTGGCTTCGCGGACGCCCTCCTCCTTAAGCTTTTGGAACGACTTGTCGTTGTGGGTCTTGAACTCAGCTAGCACCGGTTCGTCTGGGATCTCCGGAATACCAAGGATGACGCCGTCCATCCCGCCGCCGAAGTGGCCCTTGTACCCAGTGATCCTAAACTGATTACCCTTTTCGTCAAACTGCCAGACGGTGCAGCCGATCATCAGGAGTAGGGCCACCATCCGGGGCTCTTCGAGGTGCCCACGGTTGAAAAGCCGAATCATCCGCCCGTCGAAGTTAGGTTTGGTGACCCAGCGGAAGGAATACCAGATCTCCCGCGCACACTCGCGGCCAATTATAGAAGCCCCGAGGTGGGAGCGGAAGGCCCCTTCCTCGTCTCGATACGCATCCTCCGCCTGTGGCATGAGGTGGCGGAGGTGCCGGCGGAAGGCGGCGCCTTGGTCCCGCTCCAAGTGAGCGGCGATGGCGGCGAGGGTTTGGGTCGCGATACGAGGGGCGTAACTCATCAATGCACCGCCTCCAGGTGGACCAACGTCGTATCTGAAAGCCTGGGCGAAGGTTAGTTCGAATGCTCCATCAGTCGCAATGCCTCATCGATCTGCTCGGGAGTCATCTTCATGATCCCGCTCATGTCGATGTCCTTCGCCGTCTGGCTCGTGACGACCACGGGGCTGCGCGGGTAACGCTTCAGCTCTTCGCGGCACAGGCGCACGAAGTGCTCGGCGTCGGCGCATTCGATGTCGGTGATGGTGAGTGACATTCTAGTTTCTCCTCAGGATGCTCAGCCGGTGACCTGATGGAGCCACGGCTTGAGTAATCGCCAAACCCACGGCAGCGCAAAGAACAGAGTAAACGCCGCCAAGAAACCAAGGATGAACATCGCGTAGAAGGCACTACGCAAATCAATGAATCCGCGTTGCTTGTTCATTGTTTTTCTCCTTGCCTTCCAGGCCTAAGACCACGAAAAGGAACCCGCCGTGAGGCGGGTCCCAAAGGCCCGTGTTACT